AATACCCCATGCTTGACCATGAAAAATGGAATCCCGCGTTCGATGAGCGCGTGGAGTTGAAGTTCAAGTCACCGTCTGAACCCCAACGCGCGGGTCCGCTATTGATCAGCCTCTGGGTTCTCGCGGGAGTGCTTGCACTGTTCGTTATATCCATGACAATCGATGCGTTGCAGTCGGATCAATCTTTCGCTTCTAGTGCTGGTCTTTCATATCGAGAGTGCGAGCAAGTGGCTCGCACATACGGCGCTACTCCTGAATACGCACACAACATGTGTCACAGACGAATTCCGAAATGAGCTTTGCCTTCGACACGCTCGCCTATGTGCGCCGCCTGCGCGACGCCAAGGTGCCGCCTGAACAGGCCGAGGCCATGGCCGACGCGCTGACGCAAACCTTCAACGCACCGAACGGCGTCGCCACCAAAGCCGACATCGCCCTGATCAAAGCCGACATCACCCTTCTCAAATGGATGGTCGGCGCCAACAGCGCCATGCTCGTCGCCGTGCTCGCCCGGTTGTTCATCCGCTAGCTATTGTTCTTGCGCTCTTGCGCCCGCTCCCGCCGTTCGATCTCGCGCTCGATGGCTGTGCGGATGAACTCCGCTCGCTTCTCTTTCTCATCCAGCACGGCATCAATGCGTGCCAGCGTCCCGCCGGGAAAGCGAGCCGGAACCTGCTCCTCGTTGATGCGCTTGCGACCCACGAATCTAACGTTCGGCAAAACGCATCTCCCGGTCAATTGAAGATATCAACCGCATCGAAAATTAGGTGATATCTCATATTGTTAGAAGATATCGTCTATCTGTCAAGACGCTTGCCGCAACCGTTCCAGATGATATCAATTGTCACGCCGTATTTACTGGGAAGGGACGGTGCCAAGTGACACTATGTGACCCCCCTTCCATCTGGAAAGGAGGGGATCATGATCCACACAGTAATGGAGCTTGCGTGGCCCCTGCTCATGGCGGGCACTGTCGGCCGGAAGAAACGGACGCTGGCCGAATACGTGCTCAAGACCCGCGAGATGCTCGGGCTGACCCAAGCTGAACTAGGCGAGAAGCTCGGAATGGAGCGCCGCACCGTCATGCGCTATGAGACCGGGCAGAACCCCGTGCAGAAGCACGTATACCTCGCACTCAAGCAGTTGCGGCACGAGCACAAAAAAAGAGCCGCCCGGCGGTGAGGCCAGGCGGCTAAGCAAGTACGGGGACTTCACCCAACCGGAGACAACGGCTGAGTGAACCGTGAAACTATTCTGGCGGCATTCGCTCGATCTCGACGAGCACGTTGGCCGGCGCGGTGATCCGAATCTTGACGACCAGCGGTTCAGGCTCTGGCTCTGGCGCGGGCTCCGGTGGCTCTGGATGCGGCTCATCGACGACCATACCATGGGCGGTCTTGCGCACGTCCTCGACGCGGCGGGTCCAGCCCTTGCCGTAGCGGTCCCAGGTCGACAGGCCCTTGAGGAAGTCCATCCGGTCGTCGCACATCCGGTCGATGGTGACGTGCTCGTCGGCCGCGTTGGCTGCGGCGATCGTCTGCGGCCCGACCACACCATCGGCTTCCGCCCCCACCGCCTTCTGCAGCCATTTCACGCCGCGGCTTTGACCTGAGTTGACCCCACCATCGAATGTGCAGAGATCCGGCCCGGCCGGGAGCTCGTCCCCGTGGATCGGATTCCAGTAGTCATCGTGGTAGATCGCCTTCGCGCGCGCCAAGGACATGTTCTTGATGTCCTCATTGGGATACGAGCATGCGCTGATCCCGCGATTGGTCCCCTTGTTGTTGCCGACGCCGATCTTGCACGAGTCCCAGTTGCCTCGGTCGTTCGGGTCGCGCGTATAGCCGCCCTCGTACTCAAGCACCTTGGAGATGCATGCGTTGTAGTTCGCTGCTGTCATGGTCGTGGTACCGGTACTGGAGTTGGCTCATGCGGAGCATCGCGACCATTGGTCTTGAGTTGCCGTCGCATCTCCAGCAACTGCCGCTCCAGCGCACCCACGATCGTATCGAGCACATCCTTGCTAACGCAGTTCGCCATCAACGTGTCGGTCTCTTTCTGCCACGCCACGATCATCCGCGTCGTCTCATTGCGTTGTTGGGTGATCGAGCTGCCTGAGTAGAACAGATACGCGACCAGCAGAAAGTTCATCACGACAAGCGCAAGGCTCAGCGGCTGGTCTTTCAGAGCATCCATAAAGCTGCGGGCCGTCTTGCCGGCCTCTGCAACAGGGTTGATCATGCCTCACGGCACCGGCAGTGGAGCCTTGTTGAACACCATCAGGACGACAGCCATCACCACAGCGATGAAGATCAAGGACAGCACGAGGCGGCGGTCAGCCCTCATAGAGACGACGAGAACGATACGTTGAGCGTGTCGCTGGTAACCACCGCCTTGTCGCCGGTCGAGAACGTGCCGGCCGACCACAGCGTGCCGGCGGTGTTGTCCACGGTATTGACCGCGCCGCTGCCGAAGACGAGGAACGCACCCTTGATCGTGCCCGACGATGTGATCGCGAACGTCAGCGCCGCCGACAGCGCCTTCGATCCGGCCGAGGCGGCGGACCAGGCCGCGGTCTTGCGCGTGCCCGAATAGGTCGGCGCGTTGGCGCCGCCGGCCTCGAGCCAGCCGGTATGCGACGCCATCGTGTCGGCGGCGGAAACCGCCGTGTACGACACCGACGAGATCAGGCCCATGAACGGCCCGGTCACGGTGTAGGCCGAGCCGGCCAGGAACGTATCGAGCGCCAGGTTCTTGCCCACGGTGCACACCACGTTCTCGATCGTCTCGCGCCATCGCAGCGTGCCGTCCGCGCCGATGCATTCGATCTCATAGCGGCCGTGCGCCTCGGCCCGCTCGCTGCTGTCACGCGCGTCCGCGTGCTCGTCAGTCATTGGATCTCTCCATTGAAGGGCGGATCAAGTGGGCCAGCCCGCCGTGAAGCCGGATGGCACTGCGCCAGTGAAAGCCGACGCACCAAAATTCGTGGTCTGGACGTTGCTGGCAGCGCCGCCGGTGCCGCCGAACGTGGCGAATGGGATCATAGTCCCGGCCGGGATGGTGATGCCGCCGACATTGGTCGCAGGATCTGCGCTGCCACTGTTGTTCCAGTTGCCGGACGGCGCAACACGGTACCAGACTTTCCGATTGTCGAGATCGACGGCAACGCCAATGACGTTGCCGCTGCTGCGTGATCCAAGCGTCGTTCCCGTATTGGTACCGTTGGAATAGATGCTCCCACTGCGGAACATCATAACGCCCGTGGTCGCCGCGTTGCCCATGTTCGTATATGTCGAAGCCGTGGTGCCGACGCCGATGCCGTAATTGGCACCACCGGCACCGACAATCGTCGTCAACGTGTCCTCGAAATAATACTTACCGCTGGTTTTCCCGCTCGTGCTGACAACGTGAGCGCCCTGGCTTGTGGCGGACGTGCCTGTGTTGGTCGCAACCAAATTGCCGCCCGACAGCGTAACGCTGGTAACGGTGGCAGCTTCCCACGTTACGGTCACGAACGGCGCACCGGTTATCGTGGCGTTCGGCGCATCGACGGCGGACGCCGGTTCCACCACCGCGACACCATAGCCGCTTGATGCGATCACGGCATCGGTTGCGACCGCAGCCTCAATGATGGCGGCAACAATGACAGTCGGAGCCCGTTGCGGCATCTCGCGCACGACCGGCGTCTGCCCGGACGACGCACCGATATTGCCGGGGACGAAAACGCCGGTGATGCACGAGTCAAGATTGAGCGGCATGTACTATGCGATCGGGAACGGCTCGTTGACTATCGAATAACCACCGTCCGAAGCCGTGCGCGCCGCACCGACCGTCACTCGGATGCCGCGGCAGTAGGCTTGAAGCGCGTACGATGTGCCGAAACTCACGGTGCCGATCACCAGATTGGTGTTCACGTCGTGCGGCAGATATGAAGCCGTCACGCTCGCGACCATGGCGCCGTCCTTGTAGAGCCGGTACTTCGTACCATCATAATCGAGGCGCCAACGGGACCAGACATTGATGACAAGCGAACCACCAGAGATAACCGTAATGATATCGCTGCCAGTGGTGCTGACTAGAAATTCAACGACACCATCCGTCTGCTGAAAAAGCCATGACAGTCCGCCGATCGCCCATTGGCCCATCCAGGTCTGTCGCCCCGTGATGGATGTGTGACGCACGGTGAAATCCAGCGTGAACGGCAACGAGCCGAAATAATATTCCGAGCGGTCGGCAAAGTTGAGCGCGTCGCCCGCATCGGCAAAAAGATACGACGAGGTGCCATAGGGCGGCAGCACGCTTGTATCATGTTGAGGATCATTGTGCAGAACGGCATCGCCGGCGGCGAGAGGACTTTGATCGGTGAATATCGCGCTGCCATCAGCACCATCGTGATCGATCAGCAGCACCGTGTAGGAAAGATATGGGTCTGCGGTGCTTTCACCATAGATCGAGCAGCGCAGGATCGCCTCGGCCTCGATCTCAACAACCCAATTCGCGCCATGGGATGTCTGAGTGCATTTCCATACTTCGTTGTCGAACCCGTTGGCGATGCTGCTCAGAGCAAACAGATCACCGGGCTCGATCTCGTATCCGACAACAGGAACCTTGAGGGCAACCTTGCGGCGCGCGTTTTCGTCATAGTTCTGCGAGAATGTCGCAAGCGCCTGCCTGGTGTTGGCGTCGATCACCAGCGGTATCGTTGCAGTCTCCTTGCCGACAGCAGCGGAGATGATCATCGGGTCGCGCGGGATCTTCGCCAATGACGGAACCGCCGTGTAGTCCTGGTCCGGATCGATGGCGATGAGTTCATGTTCACGCCGCTGCGCCGTGGCGTTGGCACGCGAAACGGATAACGGTTCATCCCCCGCTATGATCGAGTTCCGATCGAATATGAAATCGGGCGTCACACTCGAGCCGCGGTCCTTGATCCGAACCTTGTCGGAGAGGACAAGATCGAGGTTGCGATACTCTCCTGTCACCGACTGGCACAGTTGAATGATGGTGAAATTATCCTTGATGAGAATGGCATCTACAACATCGGTGACGTTCACCGCATCAAAACTTGATGACGTGTAGCCGGCCCACGGCGAGAACGCGATCCGCTCGAGTGCTTCGCCGAGGTTGATCCCGTCCAGCGGGTCGGCGCCGTCTGTCACATCGCCGATTTCGACCGCAACGTATGGAACCGGCTTGCCGGTATTGTCCATGAACCGCTGCCAGGGGAGGTTGCGGATCTGCAGGATCATCTGTGGACGATAGGCGCATTCGTCCCCGGGGAATTTCTCGGTCTCAAGGCTCACCACGCTTTGCGTCAGCGTGCCCGGCTTGAAAATGAAATCGAATGCCTGCGAAGCGAATGTGCCATCGCCCGGCAGCGTACCGCCACCAGGCGACGACCAGGCGAGCTCGTTGTCCAGCCAGATATTGTAGATCTTCCGGTCGCCCTCCGGATTCGATGGCACGCCGAACGACACAACAAACTCGACGATGTCACCGTTGAAATATGGTCCCACGATCGGCGCCGGCGACGCGCCCATTCGGGCATAGCCGCCAGTGTAGAGCGCCATCGGCTTGCCATAGAGCGCGTTGGCCTCGAGCTTTGGATCGAATTGCGGCGCAACCGGAGTTGCCTGCGGAGTGCTCGTCCCTGCCGGCCCGCTCGATGTCGCATCCCCGACCCATGAATAATGCGTGTTGATCGATGGATCGAACAGCGGACCTTGCGCGGCGTAATCACGCTTGCCGCCACTCGCAATATAAAGATCGGATACCCATGGCATCGATCACACACCAACGATCGAGTTGATGCCAAGAAAATGTGCCTCCGCCTGGTGGTTTATTCGATTGCTGAACTTCTCGCGGCAGGTTTGCGCAGTCTTGTCGCAGCCGGGATAGAGCGTGATCGCTTCCCCCGCCGTTAGCCGCGACATGCACACCGGCTGGTAGGTCGTCATCTTCAGCGTGCCCTGAACCCAATTTGCGATCACACCCTTGAACCCCGACGCAGTAATGAATGTCCCTTGGTTGAACCATCCATCTGCTGGCGGACTGGCGAGGCCGGCGACCGTGAAGTTGAACCGATCGATGATCGTGCCGACCGTTCCGGCGTGATCCCAGTCCGCTTCATTCAGGCTGCACAGCGAGCTGAACAGGTCGGTGCGGCACATCGGCTGGAATGTCTGAATGAACGCCTCGGCCTGCACCGCAATGCCGCGAATGTCGAATGAACCGCTCGAGCCGATCGGATCGATCGTCACCGTGTCGATCAATCCCGTGAACAACGGGTCGCCGAGTGTCGTCGCGGTTGAACGGTCGACCAGGAATGTCTGGACCGTCGCACCATCCCAGAAGCCGGTGTTCAGTTCCTCAGTGTCGAGCGTGCCACCATCGGAGTGAGCGAACTTGACCTCCATCGATCCAACGCCGCCATTGATGACGTGCTTGACGGCGGAGATCTCGCAACCGTAAAGCGGCAAGAACGTCTCGGCCGAGGCGGTGATTGCCTCCTCGGCTTCGGCAATCCGCAAGACCACGCTATCGAGCCGCGTAATCTTGACCACGCGAGCCAGGAACAGCGTCGTGCTCGTGAGCGTGATCCCGTAGTTGCGCATCAGGCAAGCTCGGCCGACCCGATGACCTCGCGCAGCGATATGCTGCCGATCTCTGCAATGTCTTTCACGTTCATGACGACCGGTAGATAGTCCACGTCGAAGCGAACCGGAATGTCGAACTCGCCCGACCACGTCAGAACGTGACCGCTTGTCGGCGGCGTGACAAACGTCACTAGCCCGGTTGGACCGATCGTATAATGCGTGGTGACTGTCTGTGTGACGCCGTTCTTTTTAATGACCGGCGTCGTGGCGAGGAGATAGATCTCGCGCGTGTACGTGAAAGATCCCGGTGTCCCGAGCAGGATCTGGCTCGGATCGTAGGTCATGGAAAGCTGGAACGTCGTGTCAGAGCCGTCACCAGTTCCGAAATTCATATCCGATGCCTGATAGTCGCCCCAGTCCTTCATCCGAAATGGTTTGAAACGGCCATTGTGGGCATAGAACAAGGCAAGCACCGCGCGATAGTTGCCCACCGGATCGTCGGAATGAAGGAGGGAATAGCCGATATCATATTTGGCGCGGCATTTGGCCCACACCTTGATGCGCTGCTCCTGCCCAGACACCGACTCCTGAATTACGGTCGCGAACTCAGGTCCACCCGTTGCGCCCTCTTCGACATCGGGCGGCAGACGATAGGTAGGAAACGTCATGTCAGCCGATCATGCGGCGCATCGCCTGCGCCTGCTGGAACGCCGTAGACTTCAGCGCAGCCACGGTGCCGCTGTCGGCATTGCCCATCACATTGATCGTGACATGCACCGGGCGGCGGTTGCTGTTCGCCGGTTGTTTGATCTCGACCGGGATGCGCCCGGACGGTACCGGCACATAGGCTTCCGGCGTTGAGCCTTCGCCGAAGACGGCGACCTGTGGGCTCGTTGCCATGCCGCCACCTTGATATTGGCGCAGCGGCAACATGCCGTCCTGCGTCATGATCCCACCGCCGGCAAACGCGCGGAACCCGAGATGTGTCTGGCGCGGATCACTCGAGTAGAACGGCGACAGGACGTCGGTCATTGTCTGCGTTGCAGACGTGTTCGCCTCCGTCGCCGTGGTCAGGCTGGTCAGCTTGTCGTTCAGTTGCTGGATCAACTGGGCACTTTCGAGCGACGCCGGCAGTGCTCTGGCCGCACTCAGCAGTTGTTGCAATGGACCAGCCTGCTGCTCTTTCGGAAGCGTATCAATGGCACTGGTGAGCAGTCCAACCTTGGAGGTATCCAAAGTTGGCTGTCGGCCGAGCTGGCTGGTCAAGAGCGGGTTTGCCCCCGATGTCAGTCCGCTACTGATAAAGCTACTGATGGCCCCGCTGGTACCTCCTCCTGCCATGAGCTTGTTGAATGCGTATGCTTGCCCCTGTGCGTTTGGCTGTCCGGTCGCTGGATCGAAGCCGCCGGCGCCATACGTCTGCGTCAGGCTGAAAGTGGCGTTGCCCGGATCATAGGTCGACGTGTAGCCCGCCGGATTAAACTGGCTGTAGCCGCCTTGCTTCGACTGATACAAACTCTGGGTTCCTCCCAGTGCCGCCGCAAGGTGCGGTATGAATTTCTGGACCTGGTACACGGCATCGATGGCGGCTGATGCCGCATTCTGCATTGCAATGGCTTCTTGATCGGCGGCATCGGCCGCGCGTCGATAGGCGCGGGCTCGCTCATCTGCGGCGGCAGTCGCGGCGGCGCTTGCTTCCTCCTCCCGCTCGGAAGCCTGTTGTGCTGCCTGACTTCTCTGTTCCTCAGCATTCATATATTCTTGAGCGGCAACGGCTTTGGCTCTTTGGGCATCCACGCCGCTTTCGAGCAATTCAGTTTCCCTATTCAGAGACCTGACATAATTCTTGGTCTCTTCATCCGTCTGGATTAACACTTTATATTCTCTTTGCGCGCTAATGAGCGTTTGCTGGGCTGCGGTGTTGACCTGCGCCAGCGAGATTGCGCGCTGCGCCTCCGCAACGGCGGTTGCCTCAGTCAGTGTCTTGCCCTGAAGAAGCAGCGAATTGATGTTCACCAGAAATTGCGCTTCGATCTGCTGCTTGCCGGTGATCTCTTGCGCAACGAGCAATTGACCTTCAAGTGCATTCAACTGCTTGGCAACTTCGATGCTCATTCCGGGGTAGGCCTCCGCCATCTGCAAAACAGCCTTGGCCTGTCGCTCGGTGGCGTCTCTGGCCTCCTCGGCCATGCGGTTGTTCAGCTTGAATTGTGCAATCGAGCCCAATCCCACGGCGGCGAGCTGCGCGTCTTTGGCGATCCCTGCCAGCGCATCAGACATTGCCTTGGCGCGCAGCGCAGCAAACTCAAGCTGCATGCCAGCTTCGCCCGCCTTGATCATGTCCTGAACAATCAGAGCAAGCTCGGGATGCGCGAGACCTATTTTACCGAGTTCGGAATTGAACTCCTTAAGGCCCGGCATACCAGCGGCCTGTGCGGCCTGCAGCCTCTGGATAGCGGCGGCTATTTGGTCGTAACCAGGATCTCGCAATGGCGCGACCCCCGAAGGCGCGATGCCCATTTCCGGCATCCCACCACCGGTTGGCGTGGTGGCGCGACGCTCGGCGATCTTTGCCATGTCCTCCATGGCCTTATTTAACTTGATCTGCAAGTCGAGTTGATTGCGCAACGTTTCAAATTGTGTCTGCTCCTTTGACTGTAATTGCGCCCTGGCCTCGGCGGATGTCCTCTCATCGATCAGCGCTTTGCCTTCCTTCAGCAGTCGGTTTTGTTCCTCGAGCGCTTCCGCGATCGTGGTCTGTGCCCTGACGAACTGCGACGCCGCGTAGACCGCCGCTCCACCGATCGCGAGAATGCCGGTCACGATGCCCGCCGTCGAAGCGAAAAACCGCCCAGCCCAGCCGATCGCCTGGCTGAAGAAACTGCCCACCGATCTGTTACTCGATGCGAATACGTCAACGATCTGCGCACCCTGCTGCACCAAGACCGTGAATGGAGACTGACCCGCCTGAAGTGATACGCCCACGTCCGCAAACTGACGTGACAGGTTCAACATTTCGGCACCGGCTCGTGAACTCTGCTTAGTGAAGTTCGCGGTATGCTCTGTTGCCGTTCCCATAGCAGACATGCCAGCAATCATCTTTTGGGAGGCGACGGCACTTGCATCACCCGCAGCGGACATGCCGGTGATCATCTGGCTGTATGATTTGGTGACCGAGGTCGAAGCCTCAGCCGCAGCCTTGCTGGCCGCCGTCATGCCGGCAACCATGCGCTGGGAGGCGACCCCACCTACATCGCCTGCCGCCGTCATTCCCGTCGTCAATCTACTGGACGCCATTTGATCGGCTGTCGGCTTGGCCGACGCCGCCATCTTGGCCATTGCTTGCGCAGCGCGGTCGGCGGCTTTGCCCACATCGGACAGGCCGGCAATCATTCTCTGCGAGGCGACGGCACCGACATCGCCCGCCGCAGACATGCCGGCGGTCAGTTTGGCTGCGCCTGCGGATGCCTGACCATATCGTTCGCCAAGCTGCTTGAGCCGTTCAGCATGCTGCTCGGCACTGATCCCATGCTGATCCAGCAATTGTTTGGATTGCTTCGCCAGGCGATTGTAGTTATCCGTCGCGCGTGCCGTTTCATCGAGCCTGAGTCCCGTTGCCTTCCAGGCAGCAGCGAGCGAAATTGTCCGCTTCGACAAGTCATCCGAGACGAGCGCAATGTTCTTCTCTTCCGACGCGACAAGCCTGAGCTTGGTCGTCAATTCGTCGAGCCCCTCGGATGTGCCTCTGAAGCTGATTGTGCGGACGACGTTGTCGGCCATTATTTCGTCCTCCGCTTGCCCAGTCCGCTCATGACGCGCTTGACGCCTTCGACATCCGTCACCTTGGCGGCGTCGGATCGTATCGGCTCGTCGCCCTTGCGGGCGTTCAGCATGCCGACATAGGCATCATCGATGCGGCGGATGATCGCTTTGGCGCGGTCGTATTCGGCGCCGAACAATTCCATTTCGCCGCGCAGGTATTCACGAATCTTCAACACTGGAATCAGGCCGACTGCCATTCCGATCTGGCGCTCAGTGCCCAATTCCCAGAATGCATTCCACAACCAGGTCAGATGTGGCTCGATCTCAGGACGATCGTAAAATGCATCCGGCGCTTCTCGTCCGCGCTCGGCCATGAAAGCCCAGTGCTTGATCTGACCGCCCCACTGATGCTGCCATCGCAGGGCGTCGATCAGTTTTTTACGTCGTCCTCGATCTCAGCCTGGCCCTGCTCGGCGACAACGCCAGCGGCCCACACACAGGCCCATACGAATGCCTCGTATTGCGGGTCAGTGAGATATTGCGCAGCCGCTTCCTTCGAATACGGCAATGGCTCGCCTGTGCCATTCTCAATGCCGCGCCAGTCGAGCAATGAACAGTCACGCACGAGAATGGAATTGATGCGCAGCCGGTCTTCCGGCTCAAGCCCATTGGTCCTACGCTGCCGAGGCACCGCCGCGATGAGCTTCTGCTCCAGACGCGCCCAGTCTCGATTGCCGCTACCGCGCACCTTGAGCTCCAGGTCACCGCACTCGGGAATATTCCTCACCCAGCCGCCTTCCTCACGCACTTTCAGATCGATCTTGCGGTCGCTTAATTTCATGAAACCTTCATCTCCCGTTGAGCCAAAAGAAAAAGGGCGGCATTGCTGCCGCCCGTCTGTCGTGTTGCTGCGATTTCGCGCTAAGCAGTCGCCGCCGCAGGCTCCCTCTTTTGCTGGGGCGTCGTGGTCGTGCTGCCGCCTTCGCCGCGCGCCATGAGGACACCAGGCGTGGCCGGATCGATCGTCACTGCGCTGTTGACACCGATATTGTAAGCTCGCCGCCGGATGTTATCGTTGGTGCCAAGCCTCAACTCGTTCGACATCACCAGCCCGCGAAAATACTGAATCTCAGCCGTGCCCGTGAGCGGCGGCGGAAATTCGATCTTGAACGCATAGTTGTCGTAGGTCTTCTCGGCCGCGATCAAAGCCGTTTGCCCGGCATCGAGCGGCACCGTGTCGAAGCAGATGATATTCATTGTGCCGGCGTTGCGCGCGCCCTTGGCCTTGCGAATGCGGCTGTCGCCAATCGCCGCTCCGGTAACCTCGGTCGATACGTCGCCGATGTTGCCGAGATCCTCGATCTCCTCGACCTCTGTGAAGGTCAAAGCCTCGAATCCGGCAACATCATCCACTGTCGATGCTGCGGCGGTCGTGCTGATGTAGAATTTACTTCCAGATGTGGTTTGGATGTCGCCGGGCATGGCGCATCTCCTTTGAGAATGGGCCGTCTCGCGACGCACCGGAAGCTGCCGCCCCTGCAGCGGGAATAAAAAAACCCGCCAGGGGCGCTGGCGGGCGTTCGAACTTGGCTAGGGGTTAAGTTTCAGTCAGTCATCGTAGAACTGGTACCGATACGGAACGATCACTGAGAGGCTGAACCAATTGCCGTCATTGGTGGTGTCGTTGATGATCGGCGGGCTAGGAGTGAACGTCTCGATGTCGTGGAACTTGCGGTCGCGGAAGATGGCGGCCAGGTCGTCGGCCAGGCCAAGCGCAGTGCTCATCTCGACGCTGCGGCGAACATTGAGCACGAACCTTGCCGCGCCTTCCTCAAAGTAGTGTCGTCCGAGCACCGGCTTACTGCCGTTCACCACCGGGTATTGCAGGATCACGAACGCACTGAGCGTATTGTCGGGTTGGCCCGACATGATCGCCGGAAAGATCGGCGGATCGTTCAACGTATATTCGTAGTACCGCGCCTGGAACGCAGCCTCGACCGCGGCACTCGACATGTCAGCCTCGCAGTTTCACGACGATGGCCGGGTTGCGGAGCTCGGATCGATCACCAGGTTTGCCGCCGATGATCGCACCCTCTATTGCAGTCCTGTAACTGAACTTGATATTGGCGACGTTGCCAAATCTGCGCTGCGCAAGTGTCGCGACTGCCTGATAGACACCGTCCGGTGCCTGGGGCGACAGCCCGCGCTCGATCTTGCGCGCATAGGGCTGGATATTCAGGAACACGTATTCCTCGGCCGGCGGCGCGGCGTTCGGGTTTTCGACATCGACCCCGTCCGCAAACAGTTCATGCGTACTGGCATAGCGCCCGGTCAGAACCGGCGAGTGCATCTGCAATTGCTGCATGATCCAGGCGAGCGCCTCGAAGACCAATTCGAACTCAGCGCGGATGACACCGTCCGGCTTGACGCTGGTCAGCGGTGCGCCTTCGCGATTGTCGACGAAGACACTGTATGGTGGGACGCGACCGAGCGCCTTCTTGTTTTGCTGCTTGGCGTCCTCGATCCCTTCTGCCGCAAATTCAGCAAGCATCGCAGAGCGCGCCTTCGGCCCTACATCGCGCGCTATCATCAACTCGAGCTCGCGCGAGATCGGCGCTGGAACGCGAACGCTTATTCCCACGATCAGGCCCGCACGGTGAGTTCGTAGGCGACGAGGACACCCTCGACGCGGCGCGCCTGCACCTCGTAGATCGAATGCTCGATCCCGCCCTGGTCGATCAGGAAGTCTCCGATGACGACATCGGACGGCAGGCCTGCGGCGAAGAGATCCGGCGCATAGATGATCGCGGTCAGATCCTGCTGCGCGAAGCCGCCGGTCAACTCCTTGCGCTGACCCTTGAAGACGCGGCCGACCGTCGCGTAGGTGACGTCGACCCGGCTCTCGCCTGTGCCGGTGATGCGACGGATGCCGACTGACTCGTGCAGATTTTCCCGGTAGAGCGCCTGCGTCCGGCTCGCCAGCGTCATGCCGCCAGCACCCTGCGATAGCCGTCGCGCTCAAGCCCGGCCATGATGTCCTCGGGCACGAGGCTGTCGGTGGAAGCCGTGTCGACCCACCGCTCCAGCGTAACGACGCCAGGAATCTCGACGCGACGCTCGGACGGATCTGCGCCTGCGCTGGAGTGATACAGGTTCACCATGCGGGCGGCGTAGCCTTTGAGCCCTTCCGGCACGACATCCCAGCCGGCGTCGAATTCGACCTCGACCCGACCGTAGGGCCAGGACAGTGTCCCATTGCCGTACACACGGGTCAGGGACGCGCCGGGAATGTCGAGCACCCAGTCATCGATCACCAGCGCCGTCTCATCCACGGTCACCGAAAGGACTTCCAGCGCGGGCCAGCGGGCGAGCAGCAGCTTGGGGCTCTGGTAGCCCTGCCATATGCGAAAGCTCTGGATGAGCGTCTCGGCCTTGAGCGTGAGCGGCGCCGGCCCCCTCAGTGGCGCGAGGGACGGATCATAGCCGGCGCGCGCGATGCCACAGGCGCCGGCCAGCGCCTCGGCGACCTGCAGCCCTCTGATCGCCAGTGCTGCATCCTGAGTGGTGTCGTCCGGCTGCAGCCCAGCCGCAACCCGGAGCTCCTCCTCGCTGAGCAGTTGCAGATCAGACGCAGGCGCCGTCACAGTCAGCGTCCAGGCGTTGCTCATCGCGTCACCAATGAGAGCGACCGCCGGACACCATCCGTGTATTCGACGACCAGCGCGTCTCCTGCCTCGTTTATCGAAAGGTCGGCGATACCCCGGCCTTCCGGCCCCTGGGTCCCGCGCTCACCGCGATCACCCGGCTTGCCGCGCTGCCCTCGCATCGAGAGTTGCGTCCAGCCGCCACCTGGCAACGGCCCCGGCTTATCCTGCAGCGCGAGCCAAAGACCGCCGTCGTATGAGACGGTATCGCTCTCTTCATAGCTCTGCGCCGGCTCATAGGCGCGCCGATGCCGCCACGGACGGGCGTCAGCGCCCGGCGCGCCGCGCTCTCCAGGCTCGCCGCGCCCCCCAGGCTCGCCAGATGGTCCGCGCTCACCCTTCTCACCGGGCTTGCCGGCCGCACCAGGTAGGCCGTCACGGCCATCACGGCCTACCGCGCCCGCTGGACCAGCATTGCCCGGTTCGCCGCGCTCGCCCTGCAGGCCGGCATCGCCCCTTGGTCCAGGCGGTCCCGGCGGTCCCGCTTCTCCTGGTGGTCCGGCGGCGCCTGGCTCACCGGCATCGCCTTTCTGGATGGGACGCACCTCAAGTTCAGCAATTCGAGCAGCGAGTTCGCGATCCGCAGCAACGCGCGCCTTTTCCTCAGTGATCACGACATCGGCGACAGCGCGCATCAGCGCACGATCAAGCGGCGGCGCGGACATGGCTCATCTCGCGTTGCAAGTGGAACGTGGCCAGCGCCGCAAGCTCGTCCTCGTCAAACTGCTTGGGTTCAGCCTGATCAGTCTGGTCCCCCACCGGCACCGGAGGACTGGGGGAGGCCGGTGCCGATGGAGGTGCAGGAGGCGCCGTTGCAAAACTGAGCGGGACCACCTGTTGCTGCACACGCGGCTCGTCGCCGTCTTCAACTGCGCGATAACCTTCAAGCGCGCGCGCTTCGTTTGGCGCGAGAATACCGCCCTGCACTGCTTTGGTCAGGCCATCCATCCGCTCGGTGAACATCGAGCGCAGCAGCACGCGCGTATCGAGCTCGGTCCATTCCCTGCCGGCCGGCACCTTGTCCAGCCCGATGAACCGATCGAACGCCTGCTCGATATGCGTGATGATAAATCCAAGGCCAGATGCGAGCCATTCGGTCATCAGCGCCTCGGCGCTCTTCTGGGTCGCCGTATCGGTAATGCCGAGCAAGATCGCCGGCACACCGAACACGGCTGCAATCGTGCGATCGTTCAGCTTGAGCTGGTCGACGATCTGCGCGTCCTCGTTCGAGATCGAGATCGGCTGAAACTTCAGTCCGTGCGTCAGGATCGGCACGCCGCCGGCATTCATTCCCTTGGCGTGCTCGTTCCAGCGCGCGCGCAGGATCTCGACATCCGGTTGCTGCAGTTTCAGATCGCTGGTGAGTACGCCCGAGGGACGGCTCATGTTTGCCGAGAACGCCGCCGACGCCGTATGGATCGCCGTGCGGGTGGCAAGTTCAGGGTAGAGCGCTGATAGCCAGGTCTCGCCAACCAGCGGATTGCGCCGCGTATCCAGCTTGATGTGCAATACGTCACGCGCCGGAATAACCAGCGAGCCGCTCGCCAAGGAGGGGACATTGATCAACGGGTTGGTGCCGATCTCGTAGAAGATCTCGGCAAGACTCTGACCTGGCACCAGTACCTCGCGCACACGGCACGAGCGCGGATCGGTCCAATGCAGCGCCTCGACCTCCTGTCGATCGTTGCGCTGCGCAATCCAGTACGAGTTGCCGCAGTACAACAACGAACGAATGAGATGAACGAGGAAGTCTGACGGCGTCTGATATCCGTTTGGCGAACGCAGCAGCCGCGACAGCGCCGATGTGGTCACCGTCTCGGTACCGCCGTTCTCGAGTTCGCGCCGATGATAGCCGGGCAGTTGGGCAATCGCTCTGATGTACGCCCACACGCACGCCTCGACCGTCGAGCAGCCCGGCGCAGCCACCGGATCGATATCACATTGCCAGAAATTCCATGGCGCGCCCGCTGGCAGATAGCCGCCGCTCACGGTGTACGGCCCAGGGTGCCAATTAAGCTCACCCGCAGGATTGGATTTCTGGCGCGGCGTTATCCACCGCACCAGAGTATCGAGCGCGCCCATGGATCAGAGCTTCTCGCGCGTGGCGTAGCCTCTGCCGGCCGGCTCATCCGGTTTCATGTCACGCTTCTCACTCTTCGCCCGTGCGATCGGCGGATCAGGCGGAGGTGTCACGCCCTGCGCCGCATCCCACTGCGCCTTCGCCCATGTGGTGGCGGCCTCAAGCGCAGCCGTGCGCTCCTCGTCGCTGAGCGGCGGATGCTGGTGATCAGGATCGGGCAGTTCGTGCGGATCGACTGCCCAATGATTGTTGATTGCGCTCTCGGCGTCAGCCGCCGAAACCGTCAGCCGATTGTCGCGATATGGCCCCATCAGCACCTGGATCTGTCTGGTTTCGTCAGCCATTGAAGCCTCCCTGTTTGGAATGACCGGGGCCATTGGCGACCCCAGTCAGACTTGTTGTCACCAACTGACTGCTGCGATTGTCTGCACCATCGAAGCGCGCCGCATGACCCACGAAACGTAGAGGCTCATGCGGATTGCCACCGCGTCGGTCTGGAACAGCGAGCGCATCGGAACGGCCAAAACGCCACTGCCCTGTGCGCCAGTTCCGAGCGCCAGCGGCGTCGTGTCTTCCTCGTGCAGTGTTGCTTCGGTCGACACCGCAAACCGCGGCACGTCGCCGAGCGCGGTGGCAAAGTCGGCCGCATCCACGGCGATGACCCGTCCGGCCGGAACGGTAGCCGAGACGATGAACCGCACGCCGAACTTGCTTGCTGCCTCTTCCGGGCTGCTGAACGCAAAGTCGCCAGTCGTGGTCTGCACAAAGTTGAGCGCAAGTGCCTGCGCCGGGTTGAGCAGGATCGCGATTGGTCCCCGCCCGCCGCCGCCGGCCGCAGTGATTGCCGCAACGAGCGCCTTCAAATCGGCGACCATGGCGGCCAATGTCGGCGTCGCTGCCGAAGCAGTAATCGGCGTCACACCGTTGAGAAGACCGGCAGGCCGCACGCCGGCCGATGCCGCCACGTTGTCGATCAGGTAGCTATCGAGCGCAATGCCGGTATCGTCCGACATCGCCTGGCGGATGATGCCCTCGATCGACGGCATTCCGTATGTGGCCATCTCTTCACTGAAAGTGGAGATCACCGACAGTTTCGTGGGCGTCAGGCTCACAGTGCTGAACGACGCCCGCTTGACGGGCTTCGCTGCGCCTTCGCCGGTCCACGCACCCGCAAGCGTCGGTGTGTTCGCACGCACCGGAATCTTGAGAACGCCGTTGTTACCGAACGTGTAGTGCGGTCCCATCGCCTTGAGTTGCGGGAAGATAAAGTTCGGAATCAGCCGGTCGAGATAGTCGACGTTGCTGGTCTGCACCAGTTCTGCCGCCCAGGTCGCAACCGTCGTCATCGCGGGATTGACCGCAGCGCGCAGAACGACGTTGGTCATCTCGTCGTTGCCGTAGCCATCGCGCAGGATCTTCTCGATCGGATCTTTCGTGACATGCGCCTTGGTCCAAGCAGCCAGAGCGCGCGCAACATAATCGCCCGGCTCAAGCTTCTTCCTCGGAATGGCAAAGAGCTTGCGCCCCGTGTCATTTGAGATCGTCGGCGCCGGCGTTCTGGTCGGCTGTTCGATGGTGATCGGCGGCGGCGGCGAAATGATCTCGCCATCCCGCGCATTGTCGCCAACCAGCGAGCGCTCGACACGACGGTGAGCATCGAGCTCGCGCCGCGCATCCTCGATCTGCTGCGGCAGATCTTCCTGATATCGCTTCTTCTCGTCGGCATCCAACTCGTCCTTGGCCGCCAACTCATTCAGGCTGTCGCGCAGGATATTGAGGTTCTGCTGTGCAGCCTCGATCTTTCCTGCGATGGTGTGCGTTTGCATTTTGGTTCTCGATGAATCGAGGGATTTGCCTGACTTGGCATGAATCGCGCGCAGCTCTCTGAGGTGTTCACTTGCTGGCTCGCGGAAGACTTCAGCGAGGACATCGCGCGGTAGATCCTTGGCGAGCGCCAAGGCATTCGGATTCGCCGGTACTGATACCAGCGAACATTCGAGCAGTTCGTGCTTGGTGAAGCGGAAGGGCCCGTGATGCTTGTCCGCGTCTTTCGTCAGCGGCTCACGCGCGGTCGGCTGAAACCCAACCGAGACGGTGCGCAGCACACCCTCGCG